TGGAGGGACGCGACGAGGCGGTCGCCCAGCTCGATAGGCTGCGGTCGTACACCGTTGCGCAGGCCAGTATAAACGCGCTCAATGAGGAGGCTGATCGTATATCGCAGCAGCGTGCAAACTCCGAGACGTTGGTGAGCATCGCGCAGCGGAACGGCGCGACCACTGAGCTAGGGTCATTGCAGGCGCGTAGCGAGGCGCGCGCGCGTGAGGTCGAGGAGCTACAGCGCATCTATGAGGTGCGGCTGAAAATCGCGCAAGAGTCCGGCAACCGTAAACTATTGCAGGACGCAGAAAATCTGCGCGTGCGCATCGAGGAGCTTAGGGCGTCAACTGATTTATTGGGGCAGGCATTTGACAACATTTTTGTTGGCAGCGCCGCCGATGCGTTCGCGGCGTTTGTGACTGGTGCAAAATCAGCAAAAGATGCGTTCAACGATTTTGTGGGGAGCGTCGTCTCACAAATCTCGCGATTGGCAGCGCAGGATATCGCGGGCTCGCTCTTCAAGGGGTTGGGCGGTGGCGGTGGTGGTGGTGGATTGTTAAATTTATTCTCATCATTTTTTGGCGGTGGCGGCGGCTTCGGTGGGCAAACAGCCGGCGGCATGTTTACACTACCCGGCGAGGGGTACGCCAAGGGCGGCGCGTTTACAAATGGCGTTGTAGACACCACAACATTTTTTAATCCGGCGATGATGGGCGAGGCGGGGCCCGAGGCTATAATGCCGCTGGCGCGAGATAGCAGCGGGCGGCTGGGCGTGCGTGGCAACAGCGGCGGCGCTAATGTCAACATCACGTTTAACATTTCAACCCCGGACGCCAATAGCTTCCGCGCCTCAGAGAGTCAAATTTCTGCGCGCATGCACGCGGCTGTAGTCGCCGGGATGAGAAATAGATAATGTTTTTAGAGACGCCACGATTTCCGGATGACGTGACCTATGAGTTTGAGGGCGGCCCCGCGTTTTCGACCGAGGTCGTTATTAACGCGGGCGGGTACGAGTCGAGAAATCAAAATTGGGCACAGGCGCGAAGGTCGTGGCGCTGCAATCACGCGCCCAAAGACCGTGCGCTGACCGACGTGTTGACGGCGTTTTTCCACGTCACCAATGGCAAGGCACACGGATTCCGGTTTAGAGACTGGACAGACTACGAGGCTACGGCATCGCAGGGCGTTTTTGTAGCAATCAACGCCACTACATACCAAATGCATAAACGCTATGGCGCGGGCGCGTTTTCGCATGATCGAAAAATCGTCAAACCCGTCTTAGGCACGATCACAGTCACAGGTGGCAGCGGCGTCAGCATCAATCACGCGACTGGCATTGTCACGGTGTCGAGCGGAGCACCTACGGCATGGGCTGGCGAGTTTGATACTCCGGCGCGTTTTGATTCTGACGAGATGCGATTGCAGGTCGTACAGACGTCGCCGCGCCGATATGTGTGGGGTGACATCAGCTTAACGGAGATCAGAGCTTGAAGGCCGTTTCTGAGGCGCTTAAGGAGCATCTTGCGAGCGAGACCACAACGCTCGCGACATGCTGGCTGGCCACGTTGCAAAATGGCACGGTCTACGGGTTCACGTCGCATTCGTCCGATATTGTTTTTGGCAATCGCACATACGCCGCAGCGACAGGCATAACGCCGTCCGCGATTGCATCAAACGCGGATTTGGCAGTTGACAATCTCGACGTCGACGGCATGCTTGACGCGTCTGTGATTACCGAGGCAGACATCGCCGCTGGCTTGTGGGATTACGCGGCGATAGAGATTTTTATGGTCAACTGGTCTGACCTATCTATGGGTCAAATCAAAATGCGCTCGGGCAGATTGGGCGAGGTGAAAACAGGGCGAGTGGCCTACACCGCAGAGCTGCGCGGTTTGGCTCAAAACCTACAGCAGGTCGTAGGTGAGCTGTACTCACCGACGTGCAGGGCATCGCTCGGCGATGCCCGGTGCAAGGTCTCGTTGGCCGCGTACACACACAGCGGCACGGTCGCCAGCGTCCTGACTCAAGAAAGTTTTTCGGCGGCCCTCACGCTGCCGGATGACTACTGCACAAACGGGCGCGTGACGTTTTTGAGCGGCCAAAACAGCGGACTGGCCATGGAGGTCATTGCATACTCGCGTGGCGTTTTTACTCTCGCGCTCCCAATGCCGTACACAATCGCAGTGGGTGACACGTTTACAGCAATCGCCGGATGTCAAAAACAATTTTTACGCGACTGTGTTGGAAAATTTGCCAATGCGATCAATTTCCGCGGCGAGCCATACCTGCCCGGCAATGATGTGATGACGGCGAGCGGGTACAACAACGCGGCCCCGAGCGAGGAGCCGCAGACGTGATTAAACGCGCTCAGGTGGCCGCAGAGGCTAGGACGTGGCTTGGTACACCATGGCAGCATCAAGCGCGACTCAAAGGCGTTGGGTGCGATTGTGTGGGCCTTGTTATTGGCGTTGCTCGCGACCTTGGCGTTGTAGATGCGGATTTTAATGTTGACGGGTACAATCGCATACCCGACGGCGTCACGTTGATGACGCAGTGCCACGCGCACATGGCGCGGATTGACGCGGCATCTATTGATGTAGGCGACGTTTTGTTGATGCGATTTAATGGGGATCCGCAGCATCTCGCCATTGTTGGCGACTACGCGCATGGCGGCCTGTCAATAATCCACGCCTACGCGCTCTCGCGCCGCGTGGTCGAGCACGCCCTCAGTGATCAGTGGCGGCAGCACGTTGTTTGTGCCTATAAATTGCCGGGAGTCGAATAATGGCGCGGCTGGTATTAGGGGCGGTTGGAGCTGGCATTGGCGGGTTTATGGGCGGCTCGATTGGTGCATCTATTGGCTGGTCGGTTGGCGCAGCTCTAGGCGGTCTAGTTGACCCGCCGGACGCGATTAAACAACAAGGCCCCCGCTTAGGCGACCTAAAATTACAAGCGTCCAGCTACGGCGCGCCAATCCCCGTCGTCTACGGCGCGGTGCGGGTAGCTGGCAACGTGATATGGGCGTCAGAAATACGCGAGACGGCCACGACAACTAGCGAGGGCGGCAAAGGCGGCCCGGAGGTAGAGACGACGACCTATACCTATGCGGTCGATGTGGCGATCAGCATAGGCGAGGGCGAGCTGGTCGGCGTTAGTCGTATGTGGGCCAATAACCAACTGGTCGCCAATTTCTCGACGACGAACACAGACATCGCGGAATCCGTCGTTTTTTATTCGGGGACAGAGACGCAGCTGCCCGACCCAACGATGGAGGCTGCATTAGGTGTTGGTCGCGTCCCTGCTTATAGGGGGCAGGCCTACATCGTGTTCGAAAATTTACAGCTTGCCGATTACGGCAATCGCGTCCCGAATTTTGAATTTGAGATAGGCGCTGGCGAGTTGACCGAGGGGGAGCCGCCGATAATCGTCGACACCGGCCTGCCAGCCCGCGACTACCAAAATTTTAATACTATCGATGCTTACGATTGTTTGTGGGTGTCGCAGCCGGACTTAGAGACGCTTGTACGCTATGACTTAAAAACAAAAAAAACGCTTGTCACACGCCTTCTTGTCCCGTCCATTAAACCAAACGGCTACCCGCCAATAGACCTATTAAGGCCATACGCCATGGCCGATGACGGCTCGCTTTTTTGCACCCGAGCGCAGTTTGCTGGCGCTTGTTATTTATCGCCAACGGGCAGCGAGAGTGACGCGGGCGCGGAAATTTGGGTGCCAAAAAGTGGTGTTTACCCCGGCTATCATCAGCCTCAGTTCGGCGTCGCCGAGCTATTCGCAACACCCGGCGGGTTAGGTGTGCTCAAATTTGGCGAGCGCGAAAACACCGTTTTGGCCGTAGGCTCGCACTATTATGGCGGCTACGGCGTGCGCCATTATAGAGATGGGCTTTTAGCTAAAGATACGGAATACGAAGACTTTGTTATCCCGGATCAAATGGGCAGCAGCGTCCGGCGCGGCAACACCACAGTCCCGTATCCGTGGCCGTCCAATAATTACACATACAGCATGCTCCCGCCGCACTGGCACAACGGGATTGTATTTAATCAAGCCTCGCCTTTTGTTAATGCCCCTCAGTCTGGCCGGAGAATAAAAATTGAGGGTGTCGAGACGGTCGCGCTGATCCGCTCTACAACTTATGACGGGTATCGCGCCGGCCCCTATAATCGCGTTGTTTTGGCTACCGTATCCGACGGCGGGCTGAACGCACTACTCACAAACATGGATGTCGCCGCGTGCGATGCGGTGCAGGTCGATCCCAATGGCACGATCTACCTAATTTCGTCATCCGCTGCCAAAATTTATAAATACGCCCAACAACCCGGCGGCCAAGGGCTAAATTTTGTTTTGGCCGCTACGCTCAATATCGCATCCCTCCCGTCGTTTAATTCGGCGAGTGCCCGCATCCCGTCAAGCGGCGGAATAATGGTGGCGTTCTATGGCGCGCTGTACTCGGCTCGTGTAGCGTTTATCAATCTCCAAACGATGATGATTGTCAAAACCGCGCCGACGCCGAGTTTTTTTCAGCCGGTGATGCTGGACAACCACAAATCCAGCCAAATCGTGGCTTGTATTGACGCATTTAGCCAGCGGATTTATACAATTGACTACAGACGAGCGACCAATTCGGGGGAGGGCGTTTTTATCCCCTCCACTTTTAGCGTGCCGCTGGCCGACATCGTTGAGGATTTGTGCGAGCGATCAGGATTGAGCGCGTCACAAATCGACGCGACGGCGCTGGAGCCATACACCGTGCGAGGGTATGCACTCTCGCGTCAGGCATCGGCGCGGGCGAATATAGCTCAGTTGCAACAAGCATATTTTTTTGATGCAGTTGAGTCCGACCACAAAATCAAATTTGTCCCGCGCACGCAGCAGCCTGCCGTGACGATTGATGCTGACGAGTTAGGCGCGTATGCCGCAGGCGGCCAGCCTACTGAATTGCTGGAGGTGCGGCGCGGGCAGGAGGTCGAGCTACCGTCGCGGGTCAGCGTGACGTACCCTGATCAAAATTTTGACTACCAGCTCAAAACACAAAACGCGCAACGATTGTTGACCGCATCGGTAGTCGAGTCCGCCGAGGCATTGGCGGTGGTGCTATCAGCGGACGAGGCGCGTAGCATCGCCAATCGCGCATTATATTTTGCCCACATCGAGCGCACCAGATTTGCGTTTGGGACGAGTAAAAAATACCTATACCTAGAGCCTACCGACGTCGTGACAATCAACGGCCCTAACAAATCGTACATCGCTCGACTACAAACCGCCTCAACATCCGGCGGCCTGATACAGTGGGAGGCGATTGCAGCGACTGGCACCGGTGCGGCGATTAACGCACCCGTGATTATTAGCCCACTCAGTGCGGGCGCGGTGGCAGGGGTGGCGTTTAGCTACACAATTTTGGCGACCAACACGCCGACATCGTACAGTGCGACCGGACTGCCTGCTGGCCTGACTCTAAACACGTCAACAGGCGCGATTACAGGCACCGTGGCGGCATCCGGGACGGCGGTGGCTACTATCACTGCCACCAACGCCTCCGGGAGCGGCAAATCGCCGTTAACGATTACCACGACGGCATCCGCCGTCGCACCAACAATTACGAGCGCGGCGACCATCAACGCCAAGGTCGCGGCGCTGGTTAATGCGTTTTTGAGCGCGACAGGGACATCGCCTATTGTGTGGGCTGTCACGAGTGGCCAACTGCCGGCAGGTCTGTCCCTCAATGCCTCAACTGGTGCCATTACAGGGACGCCGACGACTGAGGGGACGGCATCATTTACCGTTCGCGCGACCAACGGGACTGCGCCTAACGCGACATTGGCAATGACCGCCATTGTGCAGGCCTCAGGTCAGTCCCCTATTGATGTCGTTGTGCCCGGCGCGACCTACGCACAATATCTCGATATTCCGCTCCTACGCGACAAGGACGACGGCGCGGGATTTTATGTGGCGCTGACGGCAGCGGCAGCCCCGTGGTCAGGGGCGACCGTGCTGCAATCGGCGGACGGCCTGTCATACACGTCGCTCGCTTCGGCGTTTTCGAGCGCGGCTTCAGGGTTTGCCACGACCCAGCTAGGCGCTGGATTCAACACCAACATGATTGACGAGGCGAGCTCGGTCACGGTCTACATCAATGGCGGCGGCACGCTCGCATCAATCACGACCGACGAGCTGCTCAATGGCGGCAACGCATGCGCCATTGGCGGCGAGATTTTGTGTTTTGGCACTGCCACCCTTGTGGCGGCTCAAACATACCGCCTAAGCCGCTTTATACGCGGTTTGTTTGGCACTGAGGCAGCACAGGCTACGCATCCCGGCGGCGATGCGTTTGTGATGCTCAATGGCGGCGGCGTGGTGCGCGTTGCTGGCACGACTGCGCAGATTGGTCAGCCGCTGCAATACAAATCCATCACCAACGGCCAAAAATTAAACACGGCGGCGGCAGTACCGTTTACAAATTTTGCCGCCGGACTCAAGCCACTGCCTCCGGTTTTGGTCAACGCGAGCAAACAACCTAACGGGGATTTTATAATCCGGTGGACGCGGCGCGGGCGCATTGATGCGGCGTGGCGGTCTACGGTTGATGTGCCACTAGGTGAGACGGTCGAGGAGTATGATCTAGAGCTATACCCGCTCCAGCAATCTGGTTTTTATGTTCTTAAACGCACGGTGCGAGTCACAGCGCCGACGTACATCTATACGCTGGCGCAGCAGGTGGCAGATGCAGGCAGCGGCATCGCGGCAGGCGCGCTTAGTCATCGCGTCTATCAAATATCGAGCGTGGTCGGTCGCGGCTTTGGCTCGCCTATTGCAAACACGTAGAGGATAAAAAAATGGCAGACAGTACAAGCAACATGCCGCAGATGTCGAGTTTCCAGGCGGCCAAAGAAGTCACGTTTAATTCGGTCGTCGACGCGCTCTCGCCTGCCTCGATTTTTGGGCGCAATTTTGCAACAAGCTCCGGTCTCGTGTGGGGATTTTTAGGGGGACGGATTGAGGTCGATGCGGTGCCAACGCTCATAGCTAATGGCACTCTCACGCTCACGGCATCGACCACCTGCTACATCGAGGCGACGAGGGCGGGCGTGGTCTCATGCAACACGACGGCATTCACGCCGGGCCGAGTCCCTCTCTATGTTGTTGTGACTGGCTCGGCCAGCGTCACGAGCTGGCAGGACGTGCGGCAGCCGGGCGCGGCGGTGTGCAACCGCGCAGTCGTCAACATCAACAACGCCAACGTGACTCTCACAGCGGCGCAGGCGCGGTGCCAAATCATCGAGGTCACAGGCACACTCAACTCGTCCCATCGCTCAATTATTGTGCCGCTGGCATTGCAACAGTGGACAATTTTTGCAAACACGACCGGAGGCGTTGGCGTCAACATCATCGGCGCGACTGGCACCGGTGTCACGGTGGCAGACGGTCATCGCGCCATCGTTTATAGTGACGGGACAAATGTTGTTCGCGCAACGGCTGATGTATAGTTATAATTGTTTGAGTTTTTTTTAATAGGGGACACACATGGACGGATTTTATTTAATTGCAATTTTGCTAATCACGATCATTATTTTGGCCGTGATTTTTTTTACTGATCGCGAAGACAAAAAAACTACGCTCAAAGGTGGCCCCGGCGAGGGCCCCGGCGGTCATCCGTTGAGCGGTCGTCAAAATAACATTACTCCCGGCGGCCCCGGCGAGGGCCCCGGAGGGCACCCTTGAAAAGAGTCGCAGCCGCGCTTGCTATAGGCGCGGTTTTTTTTAATTTCTCGGCGGAATGGGCGCTGCCGGGATTCAGCCCGTACGCAACTTGGTACATCCAGCAGAGTATTTGGGTAGCCATTTTGTGTGTGGTGGTGCGTTTGCTCATTGACTCATACCCGCGATCCGCCGTGTGGGCGCTCGCGGCGACGGCGTGTTTTGTAGGCGCGTCTGAGGGGTTACAAAACGCGACATGCAGGCTGCTTGTCAACAATGGCAGCAGCATACCGCGTGGCACGACCGTATGCGATTATGTGACTGGCCTACCCGTACAGGCCACGTCGGTCACGCTGTATTTATTTTTATTTTTGTGGAGCGTCTACAAATGCAGACCGACCCGCAGGATTTTATAACCGTCGTCGTCGCCATATTGGCGCTGGTGACGAGTAAGGAACTGGCCGGGCTTGTCGGCCCATACGCCGGGATCGCGGCCTGCGCGTGTGCTGGCGCAGCCGTCTCTCTCTCCGGCAACGACGAGCCGATGACGGTGCCGCAGGCGCTTGGGTATGTGTTGCTGCGCGTCTTGCTCGCGACCATCCTCACGGTAGGACTCGCTGAGCTATTGCAGCACGTCATACCGGCCATCAAACCGCGGTATTCGCTCATTCCTTTGGCGTTCGCCATTGGTTGGATTCGCGACTACTCTAGCCTGCGTTCGTGGCTCGGCGACACCATACAAACCATAATCTCGCGCCGGGTGGATCGACCATGACTCAGGAGCTGCTTACTGCAATCAATTTTTTTATATGCTCCCTCGGCGGATTTTGTTGTATTTGTCGGCTGCGGATTATGGGCGCGTCAACAAAAAAACCAATCCGATTTCAATACGCAATTTGGTTCGCGGTGTTTTTTTATTCCGCGTTTAGTTGGACGTATGGCGACCACCCAACCGGGATCCAGGTCGTGCTAGGCGCTGCTGTGCTCGCGCATATTTTGCTCGGCTTTAGCGCGTGGCGTGACGGCCTGCCAAAGTACGCAAAAAAATAGGGGACGGAATGGAATTAGAACTGAGACGCCGCCCGTCATCGGCGACCTGCGCCATCGGAGAGTTGTTTGTAGACGGCAAATTCGAGTGCTACATACTAGAGGACGTGGTGCGAGAGATTGAGGGCGTTTCGGTCGCCGTTTGGAAAACGCACGGCGCGACGGCCATACCTGTAGGCACCTATCAAATCACCCTCACACAGTCCCCGCGTTTTAAGCGCGTTTTGCCATTGCTCAATCGCGTCCCCGGGTTTAGTGGCGTCCGAATCCACCCGGGCAACGATGCCGATGACACCGAGGGGTGTTTGCTGCCTGGCCTGACCGTTGACGACGACGGCGAGGGTGTCGCGTATTCTCGCGCCGCGTTTGATCGATTGTTTGACAAACTCGCGCGAGCGGACGCCATAGGTCAACCGATGTTTATCACAATCGAAAACAGTCACACGACCGACGACGAGGCTGTCGCGTGATCTCCGCGATCCGCATGTGGCTCGATGTTGTGCTGCCGTTTTGGCGCATCGCTGCGGCATTGGCCACCGTCGCCGCGCTCGCTGGTGTGGTGTGGTGGGTGCGTGATACTGGAGTGCAGGCAGAGCGCGCCCGCTGGCAGATTAAAATGAGCAAATCCGACGCGCACTGGCAGGCTCAATTAGACGCGGCCAATGCGTCAAACCGCTCGAGCGAGCGGCGCAGCGCCCAAGCGATTGCAAACGTGTCAACCCGGTACCAACGCGAGATTAAAAATGTCGATGCGAAAAAAAATTATGATCGTAGTAGTGTGCGGCGCGGCAGCCTCCGGCTGTTCGACCGTCCCGATCACGCCACTAAACAAAACGATTGTCGAGCGGTGTCCGCAACCAGTGACCCTACCGCCTCCACCCTCGGACGTGATGGTAGAGAGGCGACCGAACTTTCGCGAGCGACTACTGAAAATCTTTTTGACATCGTCAACGACGCCGATGCCGTCGTCGCACAACTTGCAGCCGCCCAGTCCGTAATTTTGGAATATCAAAAATTATGTGGCGCCGGCTTATGATCAGTCATCACAAACCGCCTTCCGCGCTCTAAGCTGCCATTGCTGGCAGCGCGTAGGTGCTGCGCTTATCGCCACCATCGCGCCTCGTGCATAGGCCGATTCGGCTCGCCTGTCTGCGGCTGCGTCAATCTCCGGGACGACGAAAAAATAAAACGTCATTGAGGCTATAGCTGCGCCAAGCGCGCAAAAAATCGTGAGGAGCGCGAGCGCAAAAATTGTGCGTTTATTGTGGTTTTTCACAACTTCTGTAACCTCATTTTGACAATTTTTATTTTTTTGTTTGCGATTTTGGTTTTGATTAAACCGATCTCGCGTTCAGTGTCAAAAATTTTTGTTTGCACTCGCCGCATCTCGCTCGCGTAGTCGGCGAGCAGGCGCGTATACGATGCGCGGTGACACTGTTCGCGCCATTGCAAAAACGTCAAATATATTTTTGTAATCATTTAATCTCCAATCGCGTCCCAGTTTGCAAACGCGCTCCCGGCACAAAATCGCCGGACTTTAGTCTGTCCCCGATTAGTTTTTTGTCAGGCACCGAAACGACTGGCGGGGTGCGTAAAAATTCGGCGGGTATGAGATCAGGGTTGTCGACAACCACGCTGGCCGGATTGCGTTTAATGGTCAGCGTCAAAAAAGGGCTGTCTATTTTTGTGATCCCGCACGCCTCCATGTTCGTCTTTAGGTATTCGGTGATCGAGTCGATTTTTTGCTCTAACCTTTTTCGCCGCTCGGCCATTTGATTTTCCGCTTCGCGGATTGCCTTCGCGGTCGCCTCTATGTTTTTGACAAATAAAGCGACGTTTTTTGATTTTTCCTCGACCGGGAATTGGAGTCCCTCTAGTGTGTCCCGTATTGTCTCTGCGTCTAAATCGGAGTTCTCAAGCACGGCTAGGGCCGTGCGGTATTCGGTCGTGAGTTCGTAGAGTGCCGTCATAATTTATGCCTCAAAATGGGATGTCGTCATCATCAAAACCGCCCCCGATTGGCTGGACGCCATGCCCTATATCCTGCCGCTCTGGAGGGGCTGGAGGCGCTTGCAACGCCAAAAATTCTGGGGTCGGCGTAATCAAATTTTTGTAGTAATCGGAGAGCGCATTAAATGACGCTAAAACAAATTCGTCGGGCTCAAGTGACAAATAAAACGACGGATTAATTTGCTCGGGCACCGGAGCACCTTTTGGCAACGCCATCAGCGCGGTAATGCGGGTTTTGTTTTTGTCGTTTGGCGTCAATTGCAACATGCAGGGTTTGCCCAAAATGTTTTTGGAGTCAAACCCTGCCAGCTCGGTTTGCGAAAACTCGCGACCGCGCCAGTTGACTAAATCGCGTCTCAAATTGGCCTTTTCTGCCAAGCTGGCCGTGTAGAATTTTGAGACAAAAAACGGCATCCCGGCGCGCTCCCCATCCGGCATCAGCTCGTTTGGTAGCTCAAAACCAATTACAACCTGACGCCTAAAAATTTTCGAGCCCTTGTACTCGCCCGGCTGCGTACCAATGTCGATCAGCCGAACGCATCGCGCAACGTGCGTACCTGCTGGTGCCTGCGCAAAATCGCCGCTGCCTGTGTCAGTCCATTTCATTTTTAATCCTCATAATTTTGCTGCAATTTGTTAACTAAAATTTCTTCCCGCGCAGTTTTGCCGCGCGGATTAAAAATCTCACGCAGTCCGCGCCAGCCGAGCACATCATGACCGTAGTCGTCTCGTGCCGGCGGTTGCTCGCGCCAATCTAAAAACGTCAAATCATAAGATGATTGCTTAATCGTCAGGATCCTCCTCCTCTAGCAAATCACGAACAGCGGCAGAGTACACGCTCAAATACTCGGCGACCTCGTATCGGATGTCGAGCGCGCCAGCTCTGATTGACTCGCGGATCACGTCAACAGTCCGTCCGTGCAGTGCGTTGATTTGATCAAAAAATTTAACACGGTCGTGCGAGTTCATTGGTCGCTCCCTCCCTATAAAAAAAATTTGTGCTGTGCCATTTTGTTGCTAGTCGCGCTCGCTTTCTCCGCAGATTCGCCAGATCGGTGGCCCCGTGTAGGGTTTCGCTCACGCCGCACCGTCGCGCTGTCCCCGCGCTCGCTCGCCTATTGGCCACACTCCTGCGGGGAGCCGATGCAATACTGTACATCGACAACAACACTATAACGGATTGCGCTGCCGCTTGTCAACAATTTTTATAGAGTTTTGGAGCGTTGACAAAATCGCAGCGCGAGCGTAAAGTGCGGTCAACACAATAACCTGAGCAAAAAAAAATGGTGCCTATCATAAACTTAAACAAAAATTGTCCCGAGATCGACCTGATCATCCACGAGCATTTTTTTGGCAAAACCCGCCTACTACAGGAGGCGCTCGGCGTCACTCGCGCCTGCGTCTCAATCTGGCGTAGGCGCGGCATCCCGGCGATGAGGCGGTACCATATAGACGCGGTGATCCGGGAGCGTTCCGGGCGCTTGGAGGGCGATGGCAAAGGCAAGGGCAAAAAAAAACCGCTCCCCTCTGTCGAGGAAATAATCGGAATTTTTTAATTGTAAATCGACACACGCGCTGCGGCATACCTTGGGATTGTCAGACCGCTGGGAGTCGGTAGTACCCTGCCGCAGGCGTGGAGCGGCAGGGCTTGACAATGTTGTAAAAATATGGTTTAATTTTTTAGTTGATTGCACAGTCAGCATCAAACGATTTTTAGGCGAGAGTTCAGGGGCTATGCCCTGCCCGGCGTTGTGCACCGGGCCTCTCCCCTAAAGGTCGTTTTTTTTTGTCTCAAAATCCCTCAGCAACAAATCAGCACGAGGGAGCCATGCGCGGGCGTGGGCTGGGCGCGAGCAATCGCGGGGCTGCAAAGCCGGGGGTCCGCAGGGGCGCTGTCCGACGTCGACTCAGGGTCAGGTGCCTGCTCTCTCTCCCTCTGGGGGGTAGGGGGGGCATGGGAGCGTGAACCGCGCAATCTAGGGTCAGGCAGTTAGGACAAACAAGCAAACAAGCAAACAGGACAAACAAACAAGCAAACACAAGGCGACTACTATGAGCAAAAAAACATTGATAGGAGATTGGGCACCAGATGCGAAATTATTGGCGTGGTGCCACGCGCATGGGTACGACGCGGATGCGCATTACGAGTTTTTTAGGGATTATTGTTTGGCCAATGGTGCGAAATATGCGAGTTTTGACGCCGCGTTCAGAAATTGCTGCCGCGCTGACTGGGGCCAAATCCGAAAAAATCAAACGCTCGGCCAAAATCACCAAACAAAACAGGATCGGCGAGCCAGTACAATCGCAGGTCTGGTCGGTGGCGAGATATGAGCGTCAACGCCAGACTAGACGCGGCGACCGCGAACAAAACCGTTGAGCGGTTATTTGCGCGCATGGCCGCGCTGTACGGCTCTAAATTTGCCGATCAATGGGCGGGCATCAACCCTGCCGACGTTAAAAAATGCTGGTCGGAGGAAATCGCTGCCTATCCGATGCAGCAAATCGCCGCTGCTGTCAACGCGCTCACGACCAAAAATTGGCCGCCGACCCTGCCCGAGTTTTTGGAGCTAATTGAGGATCAGCGCCCTAGGCTCGCTACCGCGGCCTACAAGCCAACAAAATCTGTTGACGCGGTAGACACTCAAGCTCCTGACGTTTTGGCCGCCAAGGCGCGTTGTATGGCGTCTATGGCGCGTGGTTTCACCGCCCCAACGCCCGCCTGGGCGTATCGAGCGAAACGCCGCTGGCTCGATGGTGAGGTCAGGCACTCGCCAGACGTGACGGTCATGATCAATCGCGTCATTGAGCGCGACCGAGGTATGCACGACCCATTTTTACAAATTGAGCGGAGCTAAAAAATGAAAATTGTGTTGGAAATTGACAACGATTGCATACCCAAAATCAACGGGTTCGACGTCGCCCCAATTATTTTTGAGGCTATAAAAACCAATCCAAAATGGTGGTTTGACTCTGCCGATGTTGTGCAGATCGAGGGTACGTTTGGCCGGTACACGGAGGATAGGTGCGATGTGGGGGCCCCGTGAAAAACGCGGTTAAAAAACTGGTTGAGCAGGGGATTACCGATCCCGCCGTCATCGCCTGCACGCTGCACATTAAACGCGCACGGGTAGAGACTGCGCTCGCGTGGATTGCGCGGGACACAGATCGAGCAAAAAAAAACGCGACAAAAAAATCAACGCGATTGCAACGGCAAATTTGTTGGTCGACCATGCCGCTGGTAGTCCGAGAGGAGCGCGGCCATGCCGTCGATTAAACGCGACTCCACACCGCTGGAGTCGGATGAGCAAATCGCATTTATCCAGTGGTGCCTAATGGCAGGCGCGCCCTACAACACGATTTTTGCGATACCGAACGGCGGCAAGCGGCACATTAGCACAGCGGCGCGACTCAGGCGCGAGGGCGTGCGCCCGGGCGTCCCCGATTTGTTTTTGCCGTTTGCCGCCTGCGGGGCGCATGGGTTATTTGTTGAGTTAAAACGCATCAAGGGCGGCTCGGCTACACAGCACCAAAAATTGTGGGAGGACGTGTTGCAAAAAAACGGCTACGCGCACGTCTATGCCATGGGGTGTGATGACGCTATTAAAAAAATAAAATTGTACGTCAACGGCGGAGCAAAATTTTAGGAGGAGGGCTATTTTCATGAGCGCAGAAAATTTGGTTGACCAGTATTTCAGTTGGTTGAAATCAAAGACCGCTTGGCGAGAAATCAATGGATGGACTGAGATAACAACGCCCTATCTTGACCGTCACAATGATTACATCCAGATATACCTCAGGCAAAACGGCGATGAATGGGAGTTGACCGACGATGGCGAAACGTTGACAGACTTGATTCAGTCAGGATGCGAACTCGATACTCCGCGCCTTAAGGCGTTGCTGCAAACTACCCTGAATGGGTTTGGCATGCACCTCGAGAATGGTGCAATCACAGCAAAGACCAAGCAAGACTCGTTTGCCTTACGAAAACACAACCTGATTCAGGCAATTCTGGCGGTCAACGACTTGTTTCGGATTGCGAATACCCAAAATTTTTAGGAGGAGGTTGAAAAATGTTGAACGTGAAACAGCTCACCATCGACGAGGCGACGCAGCATGCACAGCTCATGATCGACGCGGCAGCGGACCGGGCAGATCGCGAGTACAGCGGCTGGTCGAGTTTGGCCTATGCGTTTTTGCGGCATTTTGTCCGAGACAAAAAAAATTTTTGGCCGTGGGAATTGATTGAGGCGTCCATAGATTTTGGCCTAGTACAACCTAAAAACCTGCGGGCGTGGGGAGGCGTGTATCAACGCGCATCCCGCGAAAAATTGATTGTTCGCGGCTCGCGGCTAGGCAAACATCCTAACCGTCACGGGACTTTAGTCCCAATCTGGGACGTCGTGCAAAAATGACTACACCAATTTTTTCGGATGAGGTGCAGCTCGCCGGGTGGAGCGAGAGTCATACGTCTGGGGCTAAAATCACATTTTGGCTCTCTGACCCCGCACAGTTGAGCGCGTTCCGCGGCATGACGGAGCGACGCGGCAAAACGGCAGGGCAGCGTCTGGCGATGGTGCTCGTCGAGATCAACGATGATGAGACGCTGGCCGATGAGCCGCCATCAACCACAAAACTAGGCCCGTTGTGCGCGCTGGCGGTGGCGTGGTGCAGTGATGCGCCATTTTTGGCATGGTGGCAACGGCAGCGCGGTCACATGGCTGGCGATGTTGATGTGCGCGGCGACATTTTGGCGACGTGCGGCATTAGATCACGTCGAGAGTTAGACGCGGACGCGAGGGCGGCAGCGGTGTTTAATGATGTTTTTAGGCTGCCATACATGGCGCACTGCCGCGAGGCGGCGGCGGTCGAGTACGGTTTTGACAAAATCCACCGCCGGATCGGCGAGTTGTAAAAATATTTTGATTATTTTGCAAAAAAGTGTTGACAAGCCAAAATTAAGCGCGTATAGTACACACATTGGCTCAACCTGAGCCAGCTGGCGCACCGCAGAGCTTGGTGCAGGAGATCAAAATGCTTAACGTCCAAAACAATCAACTTATCATCACGCGCAAAATGAGCGGCACGGGCAGCGCTCACGATTTGGCAAGCGACCAATATGACCGGTGCGTGCTGCTCCACAAGCGCACTCAGTTTGTTGTTGTTCTGCCGGCCTACTTTAATGCCACGCCAACCCGTCACAATACATTCGGCGGCGCTTTGGGCGCGGTTAAAAAACTGGTACGACAAGGGTACGCGCCAACGGTTATTGACCGCGCTGGCACTACATACTCGCACGCCTATGGCGACTTGGTCAAAGATTAAGTAAAAAGGCTGGGGCCACGAAAGCGGCCCCATATTTATCAAATGAAGATAAAACTCTGTTTCCCGCCCGCGGGCATTGAGGCGATTAAAGCCCTAGGCCTGCGCCAAAAAAATCCTGAGACACTGCGCCTCACCACTCAGCACGGCTCAAGCAATCACGGGATCGGCGTTTTGCTTCGCGGCAAGTCCGGCGAGATCCTAGATGGACGCAGTTTTGAGGCTATGCACAAAGGGTTCGGCGCGTGGATTGAGTGTGACAGCGCCGGCACTAAGCGGCGCGTTGGCAATGCTCTGGCGTGTTTTGGCGACGACCATAATATGATTAGATTATTTTGCAAAAAACTGTTGACAATACAAAATTAGGTGTGTATAGTACACACATTGGCTCACGTTGAGCCATCTGGCGCACCGCAGATCTTGGTGCAGGAGATCAAAATGCAAAACGTCCAACAAAACATCGCAGCATTCGCAGCCGCCACCAACAACGAACTATTTGACCCAGATTATAAGGGCGGCACATGGATGATCCACGCTGTCGAAACGAGTGAAACGCTTGGTCAAATTGTTGATAGCGCCAAAGGCTGGGCCTGTAAAAGCGACCCAAATTACGGGGTCGTCGCCGGATGTCCGTTTGTCGCGTACTCAAAAATGCAAGCTCGTCGCGGCGATGCGCGTCGCTCGCTGTCAGTTGTTGATTTTGGCGACGTGCGGTATGTCCTCGAATGCAATCTCTCGCACTTTTAGCCAAAAAAAACGCGGGTAGAGTTATATATCTCTACCCGCCCATTCCCGCGCTGCGGGACGCACACGCACACAGGAGGCATTATGATCGATCCTAATTTTGACCCGGCTACAATCCCGCTTGGGCATACACGCGACGCCGCTGGCCGCTTGTTGAGCTACCGCGACGAGTCTGGATTTTGGTATGCCTACACACACGACGACGCCGGCCGCGTAGTGAGGTGCATCAACAACCACGGTCATTGGTATGCCTACACTCGCGACGACGCCGGCCGCGTGTTGACGTGGATCACCAGCACCGGCTGCCGAGAGTACTACATCTACGACGACGACGGCGACTACACAGTCACACGCACACAGGAGGCATTATGATTGACCCTGATTTTGACCCGTCGACAATCCCGTTTGGGCGGACACGCGACCACAACGGCCGCTTGTTGAGCTACCGCGGCGGCTACTCTGGACGTTGGTATGCCTACACTCGCGACGATGCAGGCCGCGTGTTGACGTATCGCGACAGCAGCGGCTGCCGATCTGACTACACCTACGACGCCGACGGCAAATGCACAGTCACACGCACGCAGGAGGTGCCGTATGCCGCGTAGCGCGCCGCGCCCATGCGGGCATCCCGGATGCGGTGTGCTGGTGTCGGACGGCACGTCGCGCTGCCCAACTCATGCGCGGTCAGACATGCGCGAGGCTGATCGGCGGCGCGGCTCGGCTCACGCTCGCGGGTACACTGGCAAATGGTCTGCGGCCGCCAAGATGTTTTTGGCTCGCCACCCGCTTTGCATGTGCCCTGAGTGCGGCGCGGGGACGCTGAGAGTCACACAGGCAACTGTGGTAGATCACATCGTGCCCCATCGTGGAGATATGCGCCTATTCTGGGACACAAAAAATTGGCAGGCCATGGCCAAATCGTGCCACGACCGCAAAACGGCGCGGCATGATGGCGGGTTTGGCCGGGCTAGGACAACAAAACAACAGGAGATAGTATGAGCACAATCACAACCAAACAGCAGGCATCAATCGCGTCAAAACTGGCAACAATGCAACTGCCATCTGGATTAGGCAACAAGCAGTCGGCGTGCTCAATCGCGACCATAAATTTGGCGCTGTCAGGCAGGCTCACAGACGAGATCCCGGATTGTATGAGCGAGGTCATTGGTCGTTGGATTATTGTTGTCCAGGACGCGATGCCAGACGACGTGAGAAATTCGGCGCGATGGAAGTCCCTACTCCCGCTGGCGGCTGGCACCGGGCGGGATAGAGAGCAGGAGCGGCTCGACATCATTTTGGATTGGATGTGGGGCACCGTTTTGCCGTCGCTACAATCGATTGCAGATCAGCAGGGTTTTGGCGCCCAGTGGCAAAAAATGACTACCGAGCGCACAGCCGCCTCGGCAAACGCAGTGGCGGAGGTGGCGGGGGTGGCGGCGGCGACGGTGGCGGCGTGGGCGGCGGCGACGGTGGCGGCGAGGGTGGCGGGGGCGGCGGCGAGGGGGGCGGCGACGTGGGCGGCGGGGAAGGCGGCAGAGGTGGTGGTGGCGGCGAGGGAGGCGGAGGCGTGGGCAAATTTTGACCAATGCGGGTTGCTGGAGCGGTTAATCAAAATTGACACCGCCCTGCGAGGAGCACAGCCAGCACCAGCACTTGTGCCGCTGACGGATGAGCAGCGGTCAAAAATGTACCGGACGGCAGTTTTAAGGGGCGACAGCATCATGATGCGGAGCGACTATGAGCTTGGCATAAGCGACGCAGAGGCCGCCCACGGCGTCGCGGAAGGCCAGCTGACGCATGACTAAACACATTGTTTGTTACAGCGGGGGCCATGGCTCTGCACTGGCGGCGCTCGAAGTCGCCAAAAAGCATGGCGATTTGATTTTGCTAAATCACGACATGCACTATTCGGTCGAGGATGCCGACATCAAGCGATTTAAGCGCGAAATCGCCGATCACATCGGCGTCCCATTGACTTTTGCAAACCGCCGAAATGCCCGGCAGGATCAATTTGACGTTTGTGTAGAGTCTAAGGCTTTTAAGGTCAAAAACGGCCAAGAGCTTTGCACTTCGCGTCTGAAGACAGAGCCTTTCATGGCCTGGCTTGCTCAGAACGTTCCAGGCAAGGACGCGATCATTTACTACGGTTTTGATGCCAACGAACAGCACCGCATCCAGCGGCGCAGCGGGATCATGGGCTCACAGGGGTGGCGCACGGACTACCCGCTGATCTGGCCAGTCCGCACCATCTACAACACCGAAGAAATTGGCATACCACGGCCTAGCACATACGGAGTATTCAGGCATGGCAACTGCATCGGATGCCTGAAAGCTGGTTGGCAGCACTGGTACATCGTTTACTGCACGCGGCCTGACATCTGGGAGAAAGCAAAGTGGGCCGAAGAGGAAATTGGTCACGCCATACATCACGATAAATCCGGCCCCGTCTACATAGAGGATATGGAGCCAAAATTTGCAGCCATGAAAGCGGCGGGCGTACCGGCAACCGAGCACATTCCACATCAGCGCTTTTGGGCGAGCGCCAAAAAAGTCATCAAAATCAAACCGCAGATGGAAATCCATATGCCATGCGAATGCACGGAGGCAGTATGAGCACAATCACAATTGCGCGAGCAACGCTGGAGCTGGCGCTGGAGGCGTTGGAGGGCAACACAACAAATCCGGTCATTGACCCCGAACAGGCTGCGATTGAGGACCAGGCCATTGCCGTCATCAAGCAGGCCCTTGAACAGCCAGTGCAGGAGCCCACATTTTGGTTAAACGAGCACGGGCAACTCGCCGCATCGCGGAGATGGGCTGAGCGCACTTGGCGCGGACAGAAGCTGATACCCCTCTACACCACCCCACCAGCACCAGCACCTGTGCCGCTTGGGAGCAAGCAATGATTGATGCAGAGCTAGTGCATTTTGGCCCAGTTTGGGGCAGACCAGTATCCCGGTCGATGGCTCTTTGCATGGCGGACAAAGACCCAGGGCTAGAGTCGCGCACGATGACTAGATCGGCTACTACTGTCACCTGCCCGGCATGCCTGCACCTGATGACGGACACCCGAGCCATCGAAGCCGCCCACGGCATCACGAAAGGCGGTGCGGCATGAAGGAGCGTCCAATCATTTTCAGCGCCCCGATGGTGCGGGCCTTGCTGGAGGGCAGCAAAACCCAGACGAGGCGGGTGGTGAAGCCCCAGCCTTCTTTAGAACAAGAATTCAGCGGCCGTGTGCTTTGCCCCTACGGCCAACCCGGCGACCGGCTGTGGGTGCGCGAGGCGTTCAGCGGCCCGCACCATCAGGATCGCCACCCGCCGCGAGACTGGCACAGCACGGACGAGATCCACTATTGGGCTGACGGCCGCCCAAACTGCGGCGACTGGACAAAGCCGCGCCCCGGCATGTTCATGCCCCGCTGGGCCAGCCGCATCACGCTGAAAATCACCGGCGTGCGCGTGGAGCGACTACAGGATATAACCGAAGACGATGCGCGGGCAGAGGGGATCACAGATGGCGGGTGTCTGAATTGTGGGGAATCTGAAGCCAACTGCGGCTGCCTCAACCCGCAGCCTGACGCCCGCGACTCGTTTATTTACCTCTGGGAGTCCATCAATGGCCCAGGATCATGGGCAGCCAACCCGTGGGTTTGGGTGGTCGAGGTCGAGCGCGTGGGATAGGGTAGGGGGGGTAAAATCCTTTAGGCCAACCGCCGGGAGACCGACGAGTTTACCCAAAATCTGCACGCGCAAATTTTGACCCCTCGGGGTAAAAAATCTGTTAACATTGCGCGACACTTTTTTACGAATGGAAAAAAAATCATGGCAATTAGAGGGCCAAAACCTAAACCAATCGCTCTCAAAATCCTTGAGGGCAACCGCAGCCGCCGACCGATTGACCCGGCCGGAACGCTGCGCCCTGACGCTGGTGCGCCGGACGCGCCGGATTGGCTACACCCGCTGGCGCGAGTCGCGTGGGACCGGCTCGCCAACGAGCTATGTCAGTACGGCGTGCTCACGCGATTAGACCGCGATGCACTCGCTGCACTCTGCCAGACGGTGGCGCGGGTGGAGATTTTGGAAAAGTTTTTTGTGGAAAAATCGGCGGAGATTGGCGACCCGGTGGCAATCTATTTTGACATCACCCCCAACGGTCTGACCGTGCAGTCGGCCTACTATCAGGTGCTCAAACGCGAGCAGGAGCACCTGCACAAACAACTGGAGTGTTTTGGCCTGCGTCCAGACGCTCGTAGTCGCGTCTCGATTGCCGCGCCAGTCCGCGCCAATCTGCAATCGGTGGCGGGAGCAGGTCAGCCCGAGGCGGACGCCGGGTTTGCGGATTTTGACTAACACAAATGTCAAAAAAAACTAAAAAAAAAACGTATTTTGATCAGGCGCTAGAATACGCTCACGCCGTGACCGATGGCCACATTGTGGCTGGTCTATACGAGCGGCTGGCCTGCCAGCGGTTTTTGAGCGATTTAGACCGCCAAAACACGCCCGATTTCCCCTACCGATTTGACGCGGCGGCGGGAGCGCGCGAATGCCGATTTGTCGAGCTACTCCCCCACATCAAGGGCGAGTGGGCGCGGCCTAAATTTGTTGATGGCCGCTTGCAGTACGCCAAAATCAAATTGGAGCCGTGGCAGATTTTCGCCGAGATACAAATTTTTGGCTGGCTGCATGTTGACACCGGGCTGCGCCGATTTAGGCGATCCTATGAGGAGGTGGCTCGCAAAAACGCAAAATCGACTCGCGTTGCAGCGCGTGACCTATTTTTACTCACGGCGGACAACGAGCCGGGCTCGCAGGTATACAACGCCGCGACGACTGGCGAGCAGGCCCGAGAGGTTTTTGACGTGGCGCGGAACATGGCGTTGCGCGAGCCTGATTTTTTGGCGCGTTTTGGCGTCAATGTTGGGAAGCACGATATCACAATCGCCGAGACGGCGAGTAGTTTTAAGCCCCTCAACTCCGAGGGGTCGACGCTCGACGGATTAAACGTACATGGCGCGTCAATAGACGAGCTACACGCCCACAAAACGCGGGCGGTGTACGATGTCATCGACACCGCCACTGGAGCGCGAGCGCAGCCCCTGATTAGCATGATCACCACGGCTGGCAGTGACCGCGCCGGGATATGCTACGAGCAGCGCGACTACAGCATCAAAATTTTGACAGGCGTAGTTATTGACGAGACGTGGTTTGCTGTGATCTACACCCTCGACGACGGCGACGATTGGCGCGACTCCAAAAATTGGCGAAAATCAAATCCAAATCTAGGCGTGAGCGTCAAAATTGACGACATGGAAGCGGCTTGCCGAAAAGCACTGGCCATGCCGTCGGCGCAGGCCAATTTTTTAACTAAACGGCTGAATGTTTGGATCGCATCGGACAGCGCGTGGATGGATATGGCGGCGTGGAATAAATGCGCGGATCCGACCCTTGACATTGAGCGCGTGAGTCACCTGCCGTGCTTTATTGGATTGGATTTGGCAAGCAAAGTTGACGTCGCGGCCAAAATACTATGGTTTTTTGATGCGGACGCCGACCACCATTATTTGATCCCCGTTTTTTATTTGCCAGAGCGTGCGGTCGAGCAGGGCAGAAACTCACAATATGACGGCTGGAGGCGCGGCGGCCATCTACAGGTCACAGACGGCGAGGTGACTGACTACGACGTCATTGAGGACGATCTGCGTGCGAATATGGCCGCGCTGATGGTGCGCGAGATACCGTTTGACCCGTGGCAGGCCACGCATTTGGCAGGCCACATGCTCTCAGAGGGTGCGCCGATGGTCGAGTACAGGCAGGTAGTGCAAAATATGAGCGAGCCCATGAAACAGCTTGAGGCGCTTGTATTGGCTGGCCGCCTAACGCATAACTCAAACCCGATGATGACGTGGATGATGAGCAACGTGGTCTGTCACGTCGACGCCAAATCTAATATCTACCCGCGCAAAGAGCGCGAAGAGAACAAAATCGACGGCGCGGTAGCTGCGATCATGGCTCTGGGTCGCGTAATAGCTCAAAAACCTGCAAAAAAGCCTAATGACGGGACTGTTTTTATGGTATAAACTGAGCGCATGGGAATACTCTCGAACATTTTTTTGCGCGGCGCGATATTGGCTGGCTACAGTCCAAGAGACCCCGCTATCGCTGCGATTTTTGGGCGCGGGAATATGTCCACGGCGGGGACAAACGTCACGCCAGAAACGGCCATGCAACACACGGCGGTATGGGCGTGTGTAAGAGTGCTCGCTGAGACGGTGGCGTCTCTGCCGCTGATAATGTACCAGCGCACAGACAAGGGGCGACGACGAGCGATTGAGCATCCGCTCTATGCGATTTTGCAAACACGCCCAAACAACTGGCAGTCGTCGTTTGAGTGGCGAGAGCAGTGTATGGCGCACATCGCGCTGCGCGGCGCTGCCTACTCGCGCATACAGCTACAACGCGGCAAACGCACACTCACCGCGCTCAATCCTGATCGAGTCAACCCGCACCTGCACGACGACGGCACGTTGTCTTATGAGGTGCGCCAAAAAAATGGGGACACACTCACGCTATTGCAGGAGGAGGTGCTGCGCGTCCCTTTTATGCTGATCGACGGGGTGCGCCCCGTGACACCAATTGAGGCGACCCGCGACGCCCTAGGTACGGCGATTGCCACTAATGATTTTGTGGCGAGGTACTATAAAAACGACACTAAACCACCTCTATGGATTGAGGCACCGCCAGCCGGATTTCAGAGCGAGGAAGCAAAACGAAAATTCGCGGCCGGATGGCGCGAGGCGCAGGGCGGCGAGAATCGTGGGTCGACGCCCGTACTAGACAACGGGTTTAGAATCCACGAATTAAGTGTCAACGCCTCAGACGCTCAGTTGCTTGAGTCACGCGCCGCTAGTGTGATTGACATCGCTCGCATCTATAGGATGCCGCCACACATGATCGGCGCGCTGGAGCGTGCGACCAACAACAACGTGGAGCAACAGGCCATTGATTTTGTTGTGCATACGATGCGGCCGTGGTTCGTCCGTTGGGAGCAGGCGCTGGCCCGCGATTTGCTCACGGAGTCCGAGCGCGGCGAGTATTATTTTGAGTTTTTAGTGGACGGCCTGCTACGCGGGGACAGCGCGGCGCGCGGCGAATTTTATACAAAACAGTTTAACATCGGGGCCATGAATCAGGACGAGATTAGGGCGGCAGAAAATCGCGACCCGCTGCCTAATGGCGAGGGGCAAAAATTTTATGTGCCCCTGAATATGATTGCAACAAATGGGGACACACCTCAAAATAAGCGCGACCAACAGGGCGCGGCAGGAGAAAACGATGGCAGAAATTGAAAAACGAATGCTTGACGCGCCGGCGCTCACGGTGCATCGGCGCGACGACGGCAAATCGCCAATGATGCGCGGTCACGCCGCCGTGTTTAATGAGCTTTCTGGCGATTTGGGCGGGTTTCGGGAGCAAATCATCCCCGGCGCGTTTGCTGAGGCGATTGAGACGGATGACGTTCGGGCGCTTATCAATCACGATTCTAATTTTGTGCTCGGACGCAACCGCGCCGGAACGCTCGCGATGCGCGAGGACGTGCGAGGGCTGGCAGTAGAGATCACGCCGCCGGATACCGCGTTTGCGCGTGACCTAATCGTCTCGATGGAGCGCGGCGACGTGACGCAGATGTCATTCGCGTTTCGCGTGCGCCCCAACGGCGAGGATTGGGCAAAAAATGACGATGGCGTGTGGGTGCGCAGTGTCAAGCGCGTGAGGCTCTACGACGTCTCGGTAGTGACGTACCCAGCATACACACAAACAGATGTCGCCATGCGCTCTCTGGACGCATTTGTGCGTACTCTCACACCATCAACCGACTACGTTGTGACGATGCAGGCGCGGGCGCGGCAGATTGCAATTGCAGAGGCTCTATAACATGTTTTTGGCAATCCGAGCGGCGGCAGGCGCGCGGATGCCTTACAGGTGTCCAGCCTGCCAATTTTATTTTTTACGGAGATTAATATGAGCAAAAAAATTATTGAATTGCAGGAAAAACGCCTAAAAGCGGTGCACGATGCGCGAGCTTTGAACGATTCTGTCGCGGCAGAAAAACGCGACATGACGGGCGAAGAGCAGACGCGATTTAATGCGTTTATGTCAGACCAGGAAAAACTGGGACAGGCCATTAGGGACGAGCAGCGCCTGCTCGACGCCGAGCGTGAGACCGCAGCAGGCGAGCAGCGCGGCGGCAAAACGACGACCAAAGCAGACGACGGCGCGCCTACTGACAAACGCGCCTCCGCAGAGTACGCCGAGGCGTTTGGTGCGTTTCTGCGCGCCGAAAATCAGGCGCATCAACGCGCCCTACAGGCCGATTTAGACACGGATGGCGGCTACGTTGTCTCGCCTAAACAGTTTGTGACCGCGCTCATCAAATCCATTGATGATCAGTCATTCGTTCGCCAGAACGCCACCGTCCTGCCGCTCAACAACGCGGCCAGCCTCGGCGTACCATCGTTGGACGCCGATCCAGCGGATGCGGACTGGACATCGGAATTGGGGACAGGCAACGAGGACGGCGCGATGAAGTTCGGAGCGCGCGAATTTAAGCCTTTGCCGCTGGCGAAGCGCATTAAAATTAGCAAAAAATTGCTACGCTCGAGTGCCATCCCAATCGAGCAGCTCGTGCAGGAGCGTCTCGCGTATAAATTTGCCGTCACCCAAGAAAAGGCCTTTATGCTTGGCAACGGCGCTGGTCAGCCATTAGGATTGTTCGCCGCCTCGACAAATGGCATCACAACGGCGCGTGACGTGTCGACTGGCAATACAACAAGCGCGGTCACGATGGACGGTCTGATTAACGCCAAATACTCGCTCAAATCCGGGTACCTAGCGAATGCCAAATGGCTGTTCCACCGCGACGGCGTGCGCGAGGTGG